ACCTGGTGTGCCGTCTTTGCTTATGGTTGTGAAACCACCTTCAGAACGGATCGCTCCGTTAAAAGTTGTATTAGCCATGTAAATCTCCTTGTCGTGGCAAATGTCAGTCGCATTATGCAACTGTCAAGGTATAAAAAGAAAGAGGGCGAATAAACGCCCCCTTTTATTAAGTTACTAGGATGAGCCGGGTGAACCGTACATTCCTAATGGATCAGACACACCGAATGAATATCTCTCACGGGCTTTGTATCTTACATTACCTGTGTTGAAATCTCCATCCATTGCTGTTGACATAGGTGTTCTTACGAACATCTTCATGCCATTAGGAACATCTGTAGTCAAAAAGAAAGCATTTGTATCTGTTAAATAGTGATTAACAGAATAGCCTTCTGGGATTGACCCATTTGATCTTAATGCATTTAAGTCATTGTCTGCACTGCCAACTCTTAATTCTGATTGTAGAATACGAGTTGCAACAAACATTAATGCAGGTGGAATGATTAACTTACGAGGTCTAGCTGCGATTAGTAGGCCACGCTCATCTTTGAAAGCAGCAATATCAATTACAGCTTGCTCTAATGATGTTTCATTCAAATCAGCACCAGTTGTTGGTCTGTTTGCGTTAGTTCCACCAGAAACAGTTGGGTGATCTGTATCAAACAAATACTCCCCATCTCCACTTGTGAAAGAATCGAAACCAGTGTTCAACAAAGAAGCCGCCTTTGTCTGCTTAGTATAAGCCATAGCTCTTGCTAATGCTTTTGTATATCTTGCTGAAAGCGAGTCATACAAATTATCTTCCATTGCTTCTTCAGTAATAGAAAATCCCATTGCAATAGTTTCATGGTTATATCTAGCAGTAAAAGACTCTTGAGCTGTATCATAAGATATAGCTGATCCCTCTTGCTTGATTGGTGCTGCACCAAATCCTGACAACTTTACTTCTTCTTCAAAGCTACGCTCTGAGTTTTCTACGTCATAGATTTCTGCATGTTCGTCTTCGTATTTTTGGTATTCTAAACCAAATAAAGCGTTTAAGCCCGGTAACAACTCTTTAAGGAGTTGTGCTCTTGAAATAGCCATTGTTCAATCTCCCTATTAAGCTGCTGATGGTGCGGCGCCAGAAACGACACCAATACCAAGTTGATGACCAGTATTCCATTTACATAACATAATTGGATAAGCTGTGCCATATTCATCACCGTCATAACCGCCCTTCCAATCAACAATTCTGATTGGTAATGCTGCTGTAGTCGCTGCTGTACTTATGTCTAAAGAAACTCTTGAAATACCTAAAGTGGCATTTGAAGTTCCTTGAACAACTGCACAGTTAGCTGCTAAATCATCGTTATTAACGGCACCGTCTGCTTGAATTTCAAACAATAGATTTGGATCATCATTTACATAAACCATACCATTTGTATGAGCTGCTCCTGACCAAACTTGAGAAAACTGTGTTTGCCCTGTACTTAGGTCAGTATATCTAACGCCCATAAAAATACCTATTGGCGTTAACGATGTTGTTCCAGTATCCTTTTGGATAGTGGTTGTTGCTCCAGCGTCTGTCAATTTGACAGCGTCACCGAAACATATCCTTGTTGATTCAGAACTCAGTATTGGGTATTGACGAAACGAATCATTGAACGTTCCAGAAAGGTTCCCTACTGGTCTTAAACCGAAAGGAGCTGCTATTGTAGACATGTATGTCTCCTTTTAATTAAAGTTTATATTTAAATTACTAACTTGTGCGTGTGCTTTTCTCTGGTCTGAGTACTGGCATACGGGGGTCTGATTCCCTTAGATAATTATTATCAACTGCTGACATCTGATTAGATGTTAACTGTTGATGATGTTCTCTACGAGCATCTATGTTTTCTGTGGAGTTTTTGCAAAGAAGCAATCCCCCAACCTCTACATTACCTTGAAATTTAGAATCAATATCAGGCATAATTTTAAGCTCTGGGTGGTCTTCCAGTTTAACGGGTTCCCATCCTTCACGAAACTTTGAAGATACATTCGTCATATCAGATTGACCTAATGATGATGTGCGAATCCAACGGAAAACAAATCCTTCCTGTGGATCGGGGTCAGGCAAAGCATTGGCTGGTTTCCAAGTTGCTTTACGTTCTGTATTGTCTCTTGTATTAACTTCTCTTGAATCTCTATTAGCCATTTAATGAATCCTTCAATAATTGCGCTGCATATTGTTCAGGTGTAACGCCCAGACGTTTAGCGAGTCCTATCTGGGTGGAGGTTAGCTGCACTTTGCGTGGTTTTTTTGCACTTCTATTTACTGGGGCAACCACGTTACCAGCTTGGCGTTGAGGTGCTTCTACCTCGTATGTCTCATCGCCTTGCTTGTCTTTAAAATGATCTGGGAAAGCCTTTCCCATAGCATCATTAATTCTTCTGTAATAATCTTCAGTGTCAAGTTTAGGATTTAATCCAGCTTTAACTAATTTTTGATGCACGCCCATTGCGTACCCTGTCATATCTTCAAAGCCATCTTTCTGAAACCAGCTTTCATTTGACTGAAGCCAATCTTTATCTTTACCAGTAGGCTCTTGAACTTTTGGTCGAGCAGGAGCCGTCTGGTATGTTTGGGGAGGAACCTCTGACTCAACTGCTCTAACAGGAGGTTTGTAAGTTTCCACCCTGTATTTTTCATTTTGCAAGCCGCTTAATTTTTCTTGAGCTTCCATAAGCTTATCTGGATCTCCAGTTTCATAAGCTTCTTTATATTCTTGCTTGGCTCTTGATAACTGAGCTTCAACCCTACCTTTTGCCTGCTCTACTAATATTCCCTCACCGTCATCAAGGGTTTTTCTTAGATTTTTATTTTCTTCCATGAGCTTAGAAGCCGCATTAATTGCTTCTTCTCTTGTTCTGGATGCCTCTTCTTTTTGGCGTCTCTCTTCATGGTATTCGTATTTTAACTGTTTAATTCTTTTTTGAACGTCACCAGAATATTTAGATATCTCATCATCGTCTGGAATCTGAGGATCTAAGTTTTCTGCTCTTTTAGGTTTGTTTCTATCTTTCTCAGGAGTGTCATCGATAATTTCTATCTCGACTTCCTCGTTAGACATATCTATTTCTTGTTCAATATTTTCTGCTGTATTATCCATTATGCCCTCGTATATCCTCTAGGATCATCAACTACAGCTTCAACTGTATCATCGTTAATTAACCTAAATTCTTCACCTTTGATTTTAAATCTTGTTCCAGAATATGATCTGAATATAACAAAATCGCCTTCCTTGCAGTATGCACCATCTGGAAACTTATCTTTGTCGTTGTAAGCTGTTGTTCCCATACCAATAACTAAACCTATAATGGATGCAACTTCTTCCATTCCTTTTAGCTTATCTGGTATAATGATTCCTCCGTCAGTTTTTTCTTCTAACTTTGGTATTGCAATTAAGAGCTTGTAACCTTTTGGCTCTGGTAGTTTACGAGTAACTTCTTCGCTTAGTTCTGATTTTTCTGCAGAGTACATCTCTGTTCCTTTTTGCAGTGATTAAGGTTCACAGTTACCTTGCGGGCTTGATGCCCGAAGTATCGTTATTTTAAATATACACAACTATTGACAAATTGTGAAGGGTTAATCTTCAATAAATCTTTTTTCATATTCTTGCAACAGTTCAGTAGCGATTGACAATCCTTCAATTTTACCGACAAGTCTTTGGTATTCCTCGAAATTGGATAGTCTGCCGGATGCCATATGGTAAGTGACAACATCTGATTCCTCCTTAATTTTTTTTAATATTGGCGTATAAACTGTTTCATTACTCGCCATTAGATAACTCTTTTGTTATGTCTAATGCCATTCTTGTTCCTGTTTCAACAGCTTCATCTCTAAGCTTTTGAGATTTAATTTCAACATCAGCATTATTTTTTGCAATACTAACGCCAAGTCTTGCGCCTTCTCTTTTGTTTTCAGATTCAAGTCTTTCTGTTTGAAGCTTTTCATTCATCATTGATTTTTGAGCTTCTAATTCAAGTCTAGCCATATCCATTTGTTTTTTATGTTCTAGCTCTTGTTCTTTTATGGCAAGCTCTCTTTGTTGAATTTGAGTAAGAGGATCTTGCTGTTGTTTTTGAGCCTGTTCTTGTTGAGCCTGCGCCATGTTGCCTTTTAATAATTTTTCAGCTGCCTCTGCAGTAAGCCTTGATAACTCTTCCTCTACATCTTCTGGAAGAGGTTTATCTTCATCAGGCATAGAAACGCCTAGATTTTTTTCTATTTCTTTTCTGTACTGATGAGCTACATGTTCTGTTATGTGAGCTGATAAAGCTGCTTGTATTGCTCCAGCAAAAGGAGACTGCCCAACCATTTCTTTTATCTTTGGATCTTGAGCCGCAGCCATATGAACTCTTATGTGAGATTCATGATCTTGATACTTAAATGCTTTTACAGGCTCTTGTTTTAAAATAGACATATTTTCTGTAACTGGATCTGAAGGCTTAATATCATCAGCTAATTTAATAATAGTACTTGCGTCTTGTATTCCAAGAACCTCTAGCATTTGTCTATGCAATTTACCCATATCATATAGCTGTGGTGCTTGTTGCGCTAACTGAAGAGCTGCTTGATATTGCATAACTCTTTGCGCCATTGTAGCCGCATTAGGATCAGAAACAGGTATTACGTCAATCCTGTCATCAAAATCTTTTGACCTAGAAAAGTCGCCTTCTGTTTCATAGGCATAATCATCATCCATATAATCACGGATAACTCTAGCTAATAATCTAAGTTCATTTTTAAGAGCAGCATGAAGTCTAGCTTGCACACCAGACATAACTTTCATTGATCTTTCCATTAAAGCCAATGTTGTTCCTACTGGAGCATTACTGTTCATGTCTCCTATTTGTATGTCAGCAACTGACCCAATTCTTCTTCCTTCGTCAACTATGTTTCCAAGTAGTTGGTACAAAACTGATGACGGTTCTTTGTAAGGAATGAAAGTAATAGCGTCACGAATTGCACCACCCGGTACGTCAACGTCACGGAATTCACCCGGCATGAGAGGCGAATCATCACCTTTGATACGAAGACCCCTAGCTTTAAGGCCAGCTGGCAAATTCGACAACGTACCTGCATCGATGAGCTGTCTAAGTATTGAGGTTGCACTTTTTGCAAGTCCTCCGATGAGGTGTATAAGTCCTGTTCCGTAAAAGCCCAAGCCGGGGAGATACCTATAGTGGACGAAGTATTGTCTTTTTCTTTTCTTTTTATCATCTTCATAATAGTTCCTTCTAATAGATAATATCTCTCTTGATGACTTATCTATCGTCACGACATATGGCCTTGCTATCCCATCTTCTTCTTCAAAAGGTTCTGGCAATTCCATATCAACATGCATTTCTAAAAGAGTGTGCCTGTCATCATCTTCTACTGTTGCGGTTTCTCCATCTAAATCATCGTATTTTTCTTGTATGTCTGAGTAATCTGGTTCTGGTTCTGGCAAATCAATATCACGATAGAATCCATTGTTT